AGCAATTGCCGTTGCCAATTCCATATGTTCTTTTTGTGTACCATTGTCTGATCGTAATTCAACGTAATGTATCCAACTTCGAATAGTCCCGTTGACGTATAACTTTGAGACAGTGTTACCTTCAGGTAGAACAGCCCTTGCTTGTTCTTTCGCAATACCATTATCTATAGCCCATTCATATGCCATCTTTGCTGTTTCGATAACAGCCTGTTGTTTATTAGCCCACTCATCCTCTAGTTGCATATCATTGTTGTCAATACTATTTTGTCTATTTTTAGTATCTTGTAAGCGAGCTTCTCTAACTACAAAATTATCATCAAGATCCCGGATATCAGCATACCGCTGAGAAAACTCTTGAAATGAAAACGATCGGTGTCTAAGGAATTGCCTTGCGATATCTCTTGTCGTTTCGATTTCGATGCAGGCTGATGCCATTTCGAATGGCGACCAGTGTTTGTGCTTGATGAGATATCCAAGTAGCTTTGTCGTTGTTTTGGTGTTAGCTTGGTTTGACGGATTGGAGACACGGGCGCAATACGCGACGAGGTCTTGGATGTTTTCAAGTCCCATGATTCCTGGTTCGCCAGAGTGTACATGCCGTACAGGTTGTGAGTATGAGATGAGACGTGCATGCATTATTTCCCTTGACCTCTATATTTCTTATGACTTCTTTTCTTTGCTTTATTCATGGAAGAGAATTTTACACTTCCACTGCCTTGAGACGTTTTCTTATATTTGGCTCTAGACCAGCCTCTTGCTGAACTACCAATCATCACTCTAGCCATTTATTCTCCTATCATATTGTTTATCTTCATTGCCGATCGGCCTGTATAATCTACCACGTTAAATAATGGCTTGTATTCAGAATTGGCAAAATATTCATCTACGGCCTTACGCGATCCTTGCCAGTGTCCGTAGTCATCTATTATTAATACACCACTATTGCTTAAAGTAGGGTATAGTAATTCAAGTTCTGTCTTAGTAGATTTATACCAGTCTGTATCTAATCGTAATACAGCAATCTTATCTGGTCGATTTGCTGGATCATTGAGTGTATTACAAACATCTCCTTTTACAAACTTAATTGAGTTCATGTCTATTCCCGAAACTTGACAACACTTTTTAACATCTTCTAAAGAAGCATAACACCAATCAACATGCGTGTTCTTTTTAGCCACTTGATATTTAGCTTTTGCAAGTTCTTTTGTTTTAGCATTAACGTCATATTCAGTTGGCTCTGCCATTCCTTCAAATGTATCGTACATCCAAACTTTTTTAGAGGATCCCATTCTTTCAAATGTTTTTTTCGCTAATATTCCATGGCCGCCTCTCCAAACTCCACATTCGACAAAGTCGCCTGGAATATTATTTTGTACAACGTATTTACATGACTTTAAAGTATTTACTAATCTTGCTACAGAAGTCATAGTAAAATTATTTTCTAATACATATCTAATTAATTTTACTTCTTCTGTATCTAATTCTACTGCTATATCTGATGTATCTAATTTAGCCATCATACTTTCTTTTTATTGTATCGTTTCCTTCAGGTAGACACATTATAGCTTCTATCCTATCGTTGAATCCACCCTTTGCTATTACTTCAATAGCTAGCGTACCGTGATTTTCTGCATTGTTTACATATTCAATACATTCATTTTTAGTATCAAATTTTAAAGTCTCTATTCCCCATGGGTCTAGAGTATTAAGTGTAATTAACACTATTAACCATTTCATTCGTGTTCGCCACCGTTTCCACGTATATTATAATTTTGTGGTGCAGTATATTTTTCTGCACTATCGTATACTATGGCTGTAATAAAGATACCAAAGACCACTAGTAAATGTCCACCTGCAGATACTCCGAATGCATACGGATTATTTATTATGGCTGCAAAGATACCACTCCACATAATAGACAATATTGAAAAGACCATCAATCCTAACTGTGGTGGAAGGCCACGAAGAGGAGAGTTCTTAATAGTCATTATACCGTTCCATGCATCCTTCATACCTAAAATAGTTGTTCCCCATCCTATAGGTTTCACTTTATCCTTCATTTGTTTTCCTTTACGTTTATGTTACTTGGATTATATTGTTCACCATTGTACTTACTACCTGTTGCATTAGGTCCAGTTTCTACACCATTGTTACATGCAAATAGTACAACTAAAAGGAATATTATAGAAACTAGTACAACTCTCTTAGTCCATACTATAAACTCTACAAATGTTTTTTCAGCTTCCTCTTGTGCAGCTTTCTTTACATCTAATTCCATTCAATTGGCTCCACCCATGGATAACAAGGGACAATACTTTGTTTGCAGTATTTAGCATTATCTACTAGTAATACTGGTAATATTAAAATAACAAATACACAAAATAAAAAAGGCCACATTATTCCTTTCATCACTTACTCCATTTTAAAGTTATTAAATTTCTCTTGTGCCGTGGAATTATCAAAAACTGGTACGTCTTGCACTAAGTTTTGTTGTGATTCAGCCACATCAAATATTTTCATACGTGATCTATCTATACCAACCACAAACCTCTTATGTGCAGCAGGATCATTATAACGATTCTTAAGTTGCTTGATCATAATTTGACCTTGAGATTCTAACTCTTCATTAGAAACTAAGGCAAACATTAGATCCGCCGTTGCGGGTAATCCAAAAGACTCGGACGTATCTTCAAGCCCAGGATCTGAGCTGCCATAACCACTACGCGTCGTCTGAGTTGCAGATACGATCGGAACGTCAAACTCGACCGCCAGACCACGTAACTCTTCAGCAATTGCTTTGATGTATGTATAAGAATTTATAGATCCTCCCATTGCTTTCATACGAGAAGATGCACAGATATTCAAGTAGTCTATGAATATCATATCAGGTACAAACTTCTTCTTTAGTTTAAGTTCATTGAGTAATGCACGAAAGTGATTACTATGTGCAGAACCGGTTGGATATTCTTTTACAATCAGCTTACCATTTGTCGTCTTCTTAAGTTTTGCAATTTTATTAGAAAACATATCAAATGATAAGTTATTTATCTGATCTAATGGAACATCAAGTAAGTTAGCGTCTATTCTTTCGGCGATACGTTCTTCTGACATTTCCATTGTAATATATAAGACATTCTTACCTTGCGCTAGAACGCTGCCAGCAACATGGCACATAAATAAAGATTTACCAACACCAGTGCCAGCCAAAGCAATATTAAGTGTTTTATTGGGTAGACCACCTTTAGTAATGAGGTTAAGTTTTTCAATATCAAACTCTATCCTTTCTTCTTGTGCATGATAGAAATCAAACCTTTCAGAGAATGATTCAATATAGTCATGGCCGATGTTTGTATCGAATGATACAGCCAAAGCTTTCTGTAATAAATCAGGCAATGCATTCTTAGATAGAGTTTTGTGTTTACCATCAATGACAGTAATAGCTTCTAGTACAGCTTTATGTACAGCCTGATCTTGACACCACTTCTCAGTGGTATTATCAAGCCATTTCTCATCAATAGGTTCTATCTTAAATATATCAGGAATTATAGATGAGGCTTCGGTATAATCATTTGCATTTGCAAAACGATCAGATTGATCTACCTCAATACGAAAAGACTCCTCGGTTGGAAGCTTGTTATACTTCGCAACAAAGGATGCCAATTCTTTGAATAACTTCTGATGGATACCAGTAAAATAGTCTGGCTGTATAAACGGCAAAACCTTACGCATGTAAGTTTCATTAGTCAATACATTTCTTAGTATGGTTTGTTGTAGATTGTCACTCAAGTTCTTTTGCTTTCACTTTTTCTGCTTCTTGGAATAATGTATATAATACATCACCAGCGACCTTTTGTAAACCATTATTTTTCTCAGTGAGTTCAGGATCTGGTGTTGACTTAATAGCAAAATCAAATGCTAGTTGAAACTCTTCTTTATCTTCTGGATCATCAATCATTCTTAGATTTTTAAATCCAATCAAAGTCTCAATAAAATCACCTGAGATAAGGCGAACGTTAAATTCCATTTCGCCTGGTCCAGGATTTGTTTCTTCTTCTATAACAAAGTCTACGTCTTCTTTTAAAAAGTCGCTGGTGACGGTCATACCACTTCCTCTACAATCTCATCCATTGATACTTCTGATTTGTAACCAATAGAATATTGTTTCTTGACAAACTCTTTAAAGTCTGTTTTATCAAAGATGTCGATCCAGAAAAACTGTCCGAGTGTATCTCCGTACCGAACCTTAGGACCTAACTCACCGGTTGTCTGGTCAACCACAGAATACCACCCATTCGATGGTTTCTCAACATATCCACCTGCTAAGGCAACATCAAGTAATCCACTATAATCTTCGACGCCACCTTCCCACGAGACAGTGATTGGTATCTTAGACTTTTCTTTGACATAGCGTGATTTCTCTACGTTAATCACAAAGTGATAACCTTGGATCTCTGTGCCTTTCTTGTCTTGTTGACGGCCAATGATCCATATATTATCAGCTGAATAGTAAATGCCTGTACCGCCACCAACAACGGCTTTAGGGAACAGACCGATTTCCATATAGGTATGGTTGACTGCTAGCAAAGG